GTATTTTAGCGGTTGCTGAAGACCGTAGTTACGTAGGGCGATTTGTTAGTGCTTCATACGGAACAACGTCTATAACTAATAAAACTGATCGGGATATTACGTTACCAGCCGGGGCTGAATTGCTTGCCAATGACCAAACACCTTTGGCAATTATTAACAGTGTTGTAATTCCTGCTGGAGGAACTGTTTCTGGCGTAGAAACTAAACAGCATGAAGCTGTTAGCGTTACATTTGATATTGAGAAGGAAACTTTATTTCTGACATTGTTGCTTTCCAGAGAGTTAACAAAAGAAGTCTCCAGTCTGGATGTTTATGTTATTACAGATGGCGTAGAAGAAAAATGGACATATAACCCATTATTTAGAATGTCCAGAGACAAGAGTAAGCACTATTCATTGGCATATAAACCTACAGAACAACTTGGAGTCAAGTTTGGTGATGGTTCTATGGGTATGATGCCTCCAGCAGGCTGTCAGGTTCGAATCGATGTTATGGCTAGCCTTGGCGACTATACTTTGGCTGAAGGACAAAAGTTAGAACCGGCTGGAAATATCGCTCAATATGTGGAGTCACTAGAGTTTAAAACTGATTCGATCATTACCGGTGGTAGTGGTATGGAAACTACAGAAGAAACTCGAAATCGTGCTCAGTATTATGTTGCATACGATGAACAAGTGGTATGGGGCGGTGATTATCGCCAATTCATTCAGAATGTTGTTCATGGAACTTCATGGTTGAACGTTTGGGGCGAAGCGTTACAAGAGAAAATAACTGGGTTTGACGTTCGAAACATCAACAAGATTTTCTTTTGCGGACATAAGCCAGGTGTAAGCCAGGCTCAGCTAAAATCAGAAATACTGAAAGCTCTAGAGAATGTTCCAAATGAGTTGAACAAGCGGTTTGAGTATGTAGATACAAATGAACAACCATTTACTATAAAATTTACAGGTATTGCACGTAAAAATGTTCTGATAGACGACGCTCAAAATGCTATTAAAGCAGCGTTGGAAGATAATTTTGGTCGTGATTCGTCATCATTCAGTTTATTACTACAGAGTGATGATGATTCTCAGCAATGTTATGCACAGGTAAAAGTTAAAGATATTTGGCGAGTAATAGAGTCGCTGGATATGTTTCTCTCTTATGACATAACAATACAAAATATGAAAGATGCAGTTTACTTTAATGACTTCATTTATCTTGACGTGAAATCTTCAACGTTCAGTATTTCTTACCCGTAATGAGGTTAGCATGAAAGATAATTGGCTTAAGGAACGATTAACTAAAGTAAAACAGGATTCACATCTCTGGAGTGCATTTATAGACGCTTTACAGGATGTCTGGAATGAGGCAGTAGAACCAATATTAACAAGAATAAGTAATAGAAAATCCTTCTTCACTATGGACAGTGAGGATATGGATGCCCGCATTGCTGAATACGGGCGTTTTTTCGTTATCACTGAAAAAGATAAGGCTCGTAGGCCAATGCTGCTGGCACAACGTTTAGATGAAGTGCACTTTAAAGGCACTATCTTGCCAATTGAGCAGACATTCTGGCGTGAATTCGGTTGTATTCCTGTTAGTTGGGAACCGCTGTATGCACCTGTAAATATAGAAAAACACCCCTATGGTTCATATTTTGCGACCGAAATAGAAATACCTACGGCACAGGCTCAATTCGGTGAGTTCTTCCTGACATCAAGGGGGCTGGTCGTTGTTGATCAGAACAAGCTATATCGCTCATATGGAGAGCAGGATAAAGAAGCCGCTGTACAGAAATTGTTATCTGACTTCGAAACAGTAATAGCCCCTTTATTGCCATTGCATATTGTTTTTGATGGCGTCTCGTTTCGGCTTAGTGCTGTATTCCCTGAAGTGGCAGAAATACTAAATTGCTTGTCTACGGATGTTTCGGTAATTGAAGGTGTTTATGTTACTGAGAGTATGGCTGATATGCTATCCCGTAGTGATACCTCCTGCCAGGTAGACAATATTTCTCTTAACGCCATACCGAACCGAACGGCAGAAAAGCAATTACATCTTGATGTAACCCCACTCGATGCGTGGCCTTTGGATTACCACCTTCAACCTGTTTAATAATTCTTCCCCCGCATTTGGGGGAAGAACAACGGAAATCACAAACTGAGCATACTCTCCTTTGGTTCATTGCTTATGAAGGAGCTATGTTCGTATGGCTGAAAATTTAAAGGCAAGAGATGGTAACCGCCTGTATAAGGCGCAATTGCTTTCCTACTATTATTCACGCCGCGCAGAGTCGGCGATCGGCAAAGGTGCGCGTTTTGTTATCTCTAAGGCGTATTGGTGCAAATCTAGTCTGGTAACTGCTAATGGTGCAGGAGGCTGGAATATAGCGGACATTCCACTCGATTTTAAATTGAGTGACGCTCAACAGTTTGCCGTGTCCGATCTGATATTATCCAGCGTGGATGGGATTATCACTATCAATGCAGCCTTCCCTCAAGAAAGAATGCCGGATAACACGCCTTACGACTTTAACACGCTTGTGCTTGTTGATGCTGAGGAACAGGCTTTTGGTGTGCTTTGCACCCAGCAAGATACCCTCTATAAAGGTAAACGTTACAGTATTCTCATGACAATCGAGCAAGTTGAGGGTTGATTATGGGGGCTGATAAAACGAACAACATAATGACACTATCCTCTGGTGTCTCACAGCCTTTGCTTGCTGATGTTCAATATTTCGAACTCTATAGTAGTTCGGCTCTTAACAGAAAACTAAAAAATATTGTTTTGCCTGGCTTTTACTGTGGATTTGAACCAGTTCCCGGCACAGGGTTGAGCGTCCGTATAACTTCTGAAAATTCAGAAGGTAAAGGGGCTGCTTCAGTAGATGTAAATAATGTTCAGATATCCGTTCAGCAAATAGAAGATGTGACTGTCTCGGTAAAGGCAGGGGCTACCAACATTATTGTGCTGGAAGCCAATTTTGAACATGGTATAAAAACGACACAGGTAGATAGCACATCTTCTGTCAGTGCTGCAAGAATTTACGCGCGTACGGACAATACTATTGGGCAGAATCAAATTGAATTATGTCGAGTTATCGTGCCTAGCGGCGCAACGGCTGTGACTAAAGAAATGATTGTGCTTAAATACCGGGTTAACCGTGCTGTTGGTGTCGAATTCTCTAATGAAATAAGCAGTACAGAAGAAAGAAAAGCGGCTACACCTCTGGCTGTCAAAACTCTCCATGATTTGGTTGATACAAAAGCTCCGCTCGATAGTCCGCATCTGTCAGGTACGCCGACTTCGCCAACACCTGAACCCGGTACAAAAAACACACAGATCGCAAATGCGGCCTTTGTCTATGCAGCTATAAATGCGCTTATCAATGGTGCTCCGGGAACGATGGACACGCTGAAAGAAATTGCAGCAGCCATCAATAACGACCCAAAATTCAGCGAAACTATCAATAACGCACTGGCTCTTAAAGCTCCTTTGGCAAGCCCTGTGTTCACAGGTACGCCGACAGCGCCTACGGCCTCACAAGGCACAAATAGCACGCAGATTGCAAATACAGCCTTTGTTAAGGAAGCCATAACGGCACTTATCAACGGTGCACCTGGCACACTGGATACGCTTAAAGAAATAGCTGCTGCGATCAATAACGACCCGAATTTCAGCACAACTATCAATAATGCCCTGGCTCTCAAAGCGCCTTTGGCAAGCCCTGCATTAACGGGTGTCCCTACTGCGCCGACCGCCGCACAGGGCACAAATAATACGCAGATTGCTACGACCGCTTATGTAAGAGCTGCCATTTCCGCATTGGTTGGTTCATCACCAGAAGCTCTTGATACCCTGAATGAGCTTGCCGCAGCACTTGGCAATGACCCGAACTTTGCGACAACAATGACAAATGCGCTGGCAGGCAAACAGCCTCTGGATGCAACTTTAACCGCGCTTGCTGCCCTTGCGACTGGTGCAAACAAACTGCCTTATTTCACCGGTAAGGATACGGTAGCGCAGACTGATTTAACGTCAGTCGGTCGCGATATTCTGGCTAAAACAAGCACACTGGCCGTTATCCAATACCTTGGTTTAAGAGAACTCGGTACCAGCGGTGAAAAGATCCCCCTGTTGAGCACGGCTAACACATGGAGTGCGCGCCAGACTTTCAACGGCGGGATCACCGGGGCGCTGACAGGGAACGCCGATACCGCGACGAAATTGAAAACAGCCAGAAACATTAATGGCGTCAGGTTCGATGGTTCGGCTGACATTAATATCAATACTCTGGTATCACGCGGTCGAGTAACTGCTCTGGCGTCGAATGCGCAGGGGACATCCGGGATTCAGCTGTATGAGGCATACAACAATGGCTACCCTTCCCCCTATGGCAATGTGCTTCACCTTAAAGGTGCCACCGCTGCTGGCGAAGGTGAGTTATTCATTGGCTGGAGTGGCACGAGCGGTGACCATGCGCCCGTACATATCCGTTCGCGGCGGGATACTGATTCTGCCAACTGGTCTGAATGGGCGCAGGTCTATACGTCAAAAGATTCCGTTCCCGGCGTTAATGCCAAAGGGAATCAGGACACCTCTGGCAATGCGGCTACAGCGACTAAATTGCAGACAGCACGTACTATTAACGGTGTCTCGTTTGATGGTTCTAAAAATATTGAGTTAACGGTGGAAGATTTAAATCTTGAGCAAACCGTAGAATTAGCCGCAGGAGCATTACAGAAAAACCAGAACGGCGCAGATATTCCGGGAAAAGATACCTTCACCAAAAATATTGGTGCCTGTCGCGCATATAGCGCATGGGTGGATATTGGTGGCGATAGTCAGGTCTGGACAACTGCGCAATTTATTTCGTGGCTGGAGAGTCAGGGGGCATTTAACCATCCTTACTGGATGTGCAAAGGCTCATGGGCTTATGCAAATAATAAGGTCATTACAGATACAGGTTGCGGAAATATTTGTCTTGCAGGTGCTGTGGTGGAAGTTATTGGCACTCGCGGCGCAATGACCATACGCGTTACTACGCCGAGTACGTCCAGCGGCGGCGGAATTACTAACGCTCAATTCACCTATATTAATCATGGTGATGCTTATGCTCCTGGCTGGCGACGAGACTACAACACGAAAAACCAGCAGCCTGCATTTGCTTTAGGGCAAACAGGAAGCACTGTCGGAAATGATAAAGCTGTTGGCTGGAACTGGAATAGCGGGGTCTATAACGCAAATATTGGTGGCGCATCGACATTAATCCTCCACTTCAATATGAATACGGGGAGCAGCCCTGCTGTACAGTTCCGCGTGAATTACAGAAATGGCGGTATCTTTTATCGTTCAGCGCGTGATGGTTATGGCTTTGAAGCTGACTGGTCAGAGTTTTACACCACAACCCGCAAACCCTCTGCGGGAGATGTTGGTGCATACACGCAGGCAGAATGTAACTCAAGGTTTATTACAGGTATTCGTCTTGGCGGTCTGTCATCTGTTCAGACATGGAATGGTCCCGGCTGGTCTGACAGGTCAGGTTATGTCGTTACGGGGTCAGTTAACGGAAACCGTGATGAATTAATTGATACAACTCAGGCAAGGCCAATTCAGTATTGCATTAATGGAACGTGGTATAACGCGGGGAGTATTTAATTATGATGCACTTAAAAAATATTACTGCTGGCAACCCTAAAACAAAAGAGCAATACCAGCTAACGAAACAATTTAACATCAAATGGCTTTATACAGAGGATGGGAAAAACTGGTATGAGGAACAAAAGAACTTTCAGGCTGATACGTTGAAAATGGTCTATGACCACAACGGCGTTATTATTTGTATTGAAAAGGATGTTTCAGCAATTAATCCAGAAGGCGCAAGCGTCGTTGAGGTTCCTGATATAACAGCAAATCGCCGGGCTGATATTTCGGGTAAATGGATGTTCAAAGATGGCGTAGTGATAAAGCGAACTTATACCGAGGAGGAACAGAGGCAGCAGGCAGAGAATGAAAAGCAAAGCCTGTTGCAACTTGTCAGGGATAAAACCCAGCTATGGGACTCACAGCTACGGCTGGGCATCATTTCCGACGAGAATAAACAAAAATTAACCGAGTGGATGCTCTATGCGCAGAAAGTCGAATCTACAGACACCTCCAGCCTGCCAGTAACATTTCCCGAACAACCTGAATGAGACAAGGCCCGATAGCGGGCCTTAATTTTTATTCAGGCTTTTGTGGCCATTCAGGATTTGCCGTATCCACACGGCTGACCAGAACACTGTAGCGTTCCCATGCTTCCAGTCGTGTGCGTTCCTCGTCTGTTGCCATATTCAGCCTGACAGCGCGTTCCAGCGGCTGGATGACTGATTCAGCTTCGGAAAGCAATGCGGCCTTTTGTGATTCGGCTTGTTGTTGCTGTTCGTCTGCCGTATAAATCCGTTTAACTACAGCTCCATCCTTAAACATCCACTTTCCTGAATCATCAGCGCGGCGGTTGGCTGTAATATCTGGAACCTCAACGACGCTAAAACCTTCAGGGTTAAGCGTGGAGGCATCTTTAGTAATGGCGACAATAATATTATTTGCATCGTAAACAATCTTTATTGTGTCTGGCTGAAAGTTTTTCACTTCCTCATACCAGT